GACCGGTAAGGCCGGCACGCTGAATGATTCTGAGGCCGCGAATCAAGTCCTCGCGCACCTTGTCGTCTCGCGTCTGTGCGGCCTTCTCGTACAGATCCGCCAGTTCTCCGGCAGGTCGGCGCATGGCCTCACTGAGCGCTTCTCGTTTGTTTTGAGGCAGCGTGGCCATGATGTCCAACAACTGCCGGGTCGCCGCACCAGAACCCTCGCCGGCCTCAAATGCCTTGCTGAGATCAACATAGTCGCTCACATTCTTTGTGGCCACCCCGCGGGCTCCAAGATAAGCCTCCAACTGAGCACGCTCCGCCGAAGACATCGGGGCCCCGAAGTTCAGAACGGCGGTTCCGGCCCCCGTGTCAGCAAGACCAAACTCCCCTCCGGTCAGCGCCGAAGTCAACCCCATACGCTCGGGATCCGCCTTCTTTTCTAGTGGTATGAACATACTCGACCCTTCGCGGGTCGGTATCTGGGCATTCCAAGGGGATCCGCGCTGCGCCGTCATGTATCCACGCGCAGCCTCCGCGGCAGTAAGTTCACGCTTCAACCGCTCGGGAATATCCATCCCCTTTGTCACGGGCACTTCGACGCCGGTGGCAAAACCAGGGTTGATTTCCATCGGAGGCCGCCCAGTCGTGGGCTCACGCAGCGTGCCCTGAAATGGAATCTCAAACTCTGGCCGATACGCGCCAGTCATCGCTCGCGTGGCGATCGGGTTGAGCCCCAGAGCGCTCTGCAACACATCGCGGCCTTGTGGATCTCTGAAAGCCCCAGAAACCCGGCTGCTGAAGTGCTGCCTCGTGCCTAGCGGCTCATCAATCAGACTCTCCAAATGCCCCAGGCCGCGGCCAGGAATGGCTTCATAAGTGCCATACGCGAAGGCTGTATCGGGACGCTCGCCCTCTTTGGGCAGACTGATCGTGCGAGCCCTTGACTCCGAGCCGCGCAACTCTCGCAGGTCTTCCAAACGCTTGGCGGCACGCTCCAGGTCTCGCTGCTCCGATAGCGTCAGATCCGGTGCGCTGCGAGTGAATGGCGTAGGCCGCAACTTCGACAACTGATCCTCATATCCCGCACTACGCAGGATGTCGCCATACTTGCCCTGAGTCAGCAAAGTAGCAAAGTCTGGCGTGCCTCGGATAACCTCCGGCGTAAGCAGGCCGCGCTGCAAAACCTCACGCGGGCTGATGCCCAAAGATCGCGCAGTTTCGTACAGCGGCATGAACAGCGACCAGGTCGTCTCTTGAGCCTCAGCCGGCAACATATTGGCCATCTGGCCCGCCTCGCGCATACGGGCACTCGTTCCGATGTAGCCCGGAGAAAGCCCCGGATCTCCACGAGCAATCTGAAGTGCCGTGGGGCTGCCCGAGAACAGATCCTGCGCCACCCCGAGACCAGAAGCCATCCAGGCGTCATTGGTGACTCGATACACATCGTCCGCCAGGTTGCGGTAGAACGAGTCCACTTTCGGGCCGGACAGCGTCACCTTGGTCGGGTCTTGCGCCGACAGCGCTCGGGTCGCATTGTTCACCCATGCGTCAAGAACAGACTCCTCGCCCTTGGTGCCCGCCACCGAAGCGCCCATGATGCGCTTAATTGCGTCCGGCTCCGCAGGCCTCCCCGCGGCAGTCCAGTTCTTCCAGACATTGAGAGTGTTCAACAGGTTCATCTCCACCGATGTCTGGGGAGACAAGGCGGCCAACAGAGAAGCAAACCGCGGGGCATCTTCAGGCCCGAACACATCCATGATGGCCTGCGTACTCGCCCGATACCATCCCTGCTTTGGAGCGCCTGCCTTCGCAACGGAAGACAGTTCCTTAGCAGAGGGCAGAACCTGCAGTAGCGTTTCAAGTTGCCGGACGCCTGCGGGATTAGCGATGATCTTGCCAACCTCCTGCGGGGTCATGAACTTGGACGCGGAAGCAAACTCAGGGCTTGATTGCTTCAAGCGCTCGAACAACTCTTTCTGGTCGTCCGTCAGCGCTTGGCGTTGGGCCTTCTGAAGTTCACGGCTCGTCTGGCCACGCACAGGGGACTCTACGGGCCGAAGTGCGCCGGTCAGTTCCACAGCCTCTGGAGCGGCCTTTGCCGCACCTTTGGCGGCCTTCGCGCTCTTGATCATTGCGGCGGGGGCGGCGGCCAAGCCAAGGACGGGAGCAGCCGCGCGGGCCGTGTTCTCATAAAACTCGCGCTCAGTAGGAGTCATATCCTCCGCAGGATCGAGCCCTAGAAAGCCCCGAGTAATGGCTCCACGGATACCGCCGCCGGCGATCTTAGAAGACAGATCGCGCTTTTGGCCAATGCCGCCCCTGTTAAGCAGTTCCAAGGCCATCGTGTCGGGATTATTGGAAACCCGAACGGCAGGCCTACGACGGGCTTCTGGCGCTTGCCCTTCAGGGCTCGACAGAAGTTCAGCCAGTTGACGCCCAAAATCATCGGCCATGGCAAAGCCTCACAAGATAGAGTTTTGGGGATTATGCCCACCAGGATTCTTAGAGTCCATGCGGGATTGAATCCAATTTGCCAGGAGCGCCTGAATCCGCCAAGCATCTATTTCCACCCCAGGCTTGGCCAGTATCTCAAAGCGATTCTCGCACTGGGTTACTTTCACCGTGAACTCGTAGGCAGGCAACTCATGGGGGATGCGCTCGACTTGTACATCAGACCGCATACGGATTTTCCTTCTTCCTGACACCGGCGTCGATGTAGTCGTCCTCGTCGATCTCATCCGGCGGGGGATCAATGTTCAGGAAGCCGGCATCCCGCAGATACCGCAGGGCCTGGCTCAGGGCGTCACAGAAGTCGTCATGGTCGGTGTTGGGGAAGGAGCAGATCTGGCTGACCATGCCCTCCGCCCAGTCCCGGACATAGCCCTTGCGGTTAGTGGACTCAGGGATCCAGACCCGCCCGGCCTTGATGATGTTGGCCACGATGGACAGGCGCTGCACCTTGTCCGCCCTGCCGGGGTTGTAGGCCCTGACCGGGATATGAGCCCGCTGCAGGTCTTGGATCAGGGAGATGCCCGCGGCCTTGTCTTCCACCAGGACGAGGTCTACCCGCTTCTTGTCCTTGCCCTCGCCGAAGACGGTCTCGTACTCGTCGATGACCTTGGGCCGGAGATCCGGGTACTGCAGCCGATCCTGCCAACAGTCGATCACCAGGACGGACATGGGCCCGTCTGTGGGGCGGAAGACGCCGAAGGTGATGGCCGCTGTCGGGTCGTTAACCTGCTTCTCCGTGAAGGCGCAGTCGTAGGACTGGACGACGAACTCCAACTTGGGGATGGGCTTCTGAGCCGGCCACAGGCGGAACCAGTCCCGGCTGACGATGCCGCCCTCCTCAGGGTCGATGATCTCAGCGTAGATCTCCTGGCGTCCGAGTTTCGTGCCTTCATACTGCAGGATCTGGCGTTGGAAGGACGGCGCGAGGTTGTCCAGGTTGGAGTAAGTGCTCGCTGTCGTCAGTTTGACATCGTCGCCCTCCCGCCCGATCAGGTCAACGATCAAGTCCTTGGGCTTCGGTGTCGTGGTGGCCAGGATGCGGGTTCGCTTGCCCAGGCGGACAGAGAACTGGATCTGATCCCAGGCCTCCTGCAGGTAGTCCCAGGCTGCCAACTCGTCGCACCAGGCTCCGTGCCACTGGCCACCGCGGAAGCGCTCAGGCTCGGAGGCAGGGATGCCCTTAATAAGTGAGCCGTTGGTGAGTTTGATCTCGTGGTACGCCCGGTTGTAGTCGGCCACCAGGATCTCGGGAATCACGGCGATCAAGCCTGAATCCCCCTCGAAGCAGGTCGCCCGAACATCCGCGCTCGTCGGGGCTGCTACGAGCCACCGGGTTCCGGGAGACTCCCAGGCCCACCAACCGATCTGCTCTGCAGCAGTGCGGGTCTTGCCTGCTCCGCGGCCTGCCAGGAGGAGCCAGATCGTCCACCAGTCGCCAGGAGGCAGGATCTGGTGGTCGTGAGCCTGGGAGAGCCACTTAGCCCTCCAGGCGAAGGCTGCCTGCCGGTCAGCAGGTA